GTGAGAATGATGGCAACCGTATCGTCAGCGCTTGGTATGATGAATCAATTGTCTCGAGCACTGGATCGGGTTACAAGCCGCGTCTACGTCTTAAACGTTGCTTTGGAGCGTATGAGAAGGCTTATCGAAAAACCTGCGGTCCTCCGCATAAGCCTCAATGCGTCTGCTATACGGCCGATTCGTGTAAGCGTTCATCTGGATACCAGGCAAGCCTTGGTTAGAGCGGCGGCCCTGCGACTACAGATTATATCGCGAATTGGAACGATTACCGCCACGATTCATCTGAACAGTAATCTGACATCGCTGTTTAGTCAGCTTATCGATTTAGTCAGACAATTGTCGGAGGCCGTGCGCAATATCCCGCCTCCAGGGGGAGAGGGTGGTGGCGGTGGCTCAGGTGGTGCAAGCGAAGAAGGCGGAGGGAACGGAATGCTTAAGCGGGTATTCTCGTCCATTGACTGGGAATCGGCGATGCGAATTAGTGATGAGTATATGAATATTCGAGCCAAGCTAGACTTCGTCAATGATGGGATGCAGACAACAAACCAGCTTCAACAGAAAGTGTTTGCGTCGGCTGGGAGAGCCAGGAGCAGCTATACGGAGATGGCAGAGGCCGTTGGCCGAATGGGGACGGCTTCGGACACTTTCGGCAACAACGATGAGGTCATCACCTTCGCCGAGCTGCTGCAAAAGTCGTTCCGGGTTAGCGGTGCAACAGCCGAAGATCAGCAGGGAGGCATGCAGCAGATGTCCCAAGCGATGGTCGCGGGAAAGCTGCAAGGAGACGAATTTAGAAGCATAATGCAGAATGCTCCGATGCTTGCCCAAGCAATTGCGAATTATACGGGTACTTCTCAAGCTGAGCTTCTGGAATTGTCTGAGGAAGGCAAGATTACGGCCGATATCATGAAAAATGCCATGTTTGCGGCATCGGACGAGATTACCCGGAAATTCGAAGATGTGCCCCGCACCTTCGCTGACGTCCGGAATCAGTTGCAAAACAATGCTCTTCAGGCTTTTAGTCCCATTATTGAGCAAATTAACGGTTTCTTGAACAGTGACGTCGGTACTGCTTTTATCAACAATATCGATCTTGCCATTCAAACGGCCGCTATTCTCCTTGGGGATTTGGTAACCGGCATTGAAGCGATTGCGAACGCCTTCGTTACGTATTGGCCGGTAATAGAGCCTATTTTAGTCTTACTAGGTTCCGTGCTTCTGGCGTATATTATCGTTCAAATCTGGCTGACGACCGCAGCGCTCTATGCGCAGGTCGCGGCGCTTTTTGCGCAGGCTGCGGCTTGGTTGGCGGTATACTGGCCGGTTCTCCTGATTGTCCTGGCCATCGTTGCGATCATTTATGTGCTTACCCAGATGGGCGTGACCGCCGAACAAATCGTCGGAGCCGTCGTCGGGTTTTTCAGAGGGCTGTATGCTGCCATCTATAATATCATTGCGGATATCTATAACGGATTCGCGGCGTTTGCCGAGTTTTTTCTTAACGTGTTTAATCATCCCGTTTATTCCGCGAAGAAATTGTTTGCAGAATTCGTCAATTCTACGCTGGATATGCTCAAGAAAGTTGCAGAAGCGATCGATTGGGTTTTCGGCTCCAATCTTGCCGGAGGCATCACATCTCTGCAAGAAAAAATGACGGATTGGGTCGGCGAGATGCCCGAGGGGTATAAGGTTATCCAGCGGATGGAGAAAAAGTCCATACTTGATGAGGCCAAAGAAGGCTACGATGCCGGTTCGCGCTGGGCAAATGGGATATCCGATAAGTTGAAAAATTTTAATCTGGATAATCTGACAGGTACTGATGCAGAGGCCTTCAAGGGCTTTGGGGACAATAAGAACCCCTACGAGACGCCGAATATCGGCAAAGTTGGCGAAGTCGGCAGAATCAACAATACCGTAGATATCAGCAGCGAAGATCTTAAGATGATGCGCGAGTTGGCTGAAATGAAGAACATTCAGAACTTCGTGTCGCTTACGCCTAGCATTTCTTTCGGGGATACCCACATCAGAAATGAGAGCGATATGGATACGATCATTATGAAGATTACGGACAGACTTAACCAGGATATTGCTGCTTCTGCAGACGCTGCTTATGGTTAAAGGAGGACGACAATATGAAAGTATACGGCGTTGAGCTGAGTTTCAACAACAAAGCTGAAGTGCTTGAGCTGCCGATCAATCCGACCTCTTTTGAAGTAAGCGAATCCGGTCAAGGCAAAACCTACGAAGTGGCAGGGCTAGGAGAAATCAACGTGATTAAAGACCGCAAACTGGCCGAATACAGTTTCAGCGGTCTTTTTCCTACGCAGAGGTACCCGTTTGTAACATCTAAAGAGCTGTTGCGTCCCGACGAATACATTCACAAGATCGAAAAATGGCTGAGAGCCAAACGGCCGATTCGGTTTATTATTGCTAGCGATACGTACGACATTAATACCCCGGCAAGCATAGAATCGTTTACCTGGAACGAAACACCCGGGGGAACCGGAGATATCGAATATACGCTTAAGCTGCGCAAATATGTTTTTTATGCTGCTCGCAAGATTCAACGGGGCACTGACGGACAGTCAGGTCAGGGGCAAGAAGGCGGCTCCGCACGTCCCAATGAGAAGCTGAATCCGAAAACCTATAAAATGGCGGCGGGAGACAGCTTGTGGAAGGTGGCGCAGACGCAACTTGGCAACGGCGCTCGCTGGAAGGAGATTCAGAAGCTGAACGGCATTACTGACGCAGAGATCAAGCGACTGCCTATTGGAAAGGTGCTGAAGCTGCCATGATCCGTGTCAAAATCATAAACAAACAGGGTAGCGAATGGGATGTCAGCGAAATCTCCGAAGGGCTGACCTGGAAAACGTCGCGTATCGGAAAGGCGGGCAGTCTATCCTTCACTTTGATTAAGGGAGCTCCCCTCTACCAGCTGCGGGATTTTTCCTATAGCAATGGGGATGTTGTTCGTGTTCGCGTAGGTCAAACCGAGTTGTTTCATGGATACATTTTCAGTATGGAAGGCGGGCGCGATGAGGCTGTCAAAATTACGGCTTACGATCAAATCCGATATTTGATGAATACCGACACCTATGTATTTGTCGGTGCAACGGCAACCGAAATACTGCAGCGGATTGCGAAGGATTTTGAGCTAAAGCTTGGAACTGTCGCCGAGACCGGTTATCGCATCCCGACGATGTCTGAGGACAGTCAAAAGCTGATCGATATTATCAGTAAGGCGATTACGCTCACTTTCGCTAACACTGGACGCGACTACTGCCTGTATGACGATTTCGGAGCTCTCTGTCTGCGGGATGTCGACAACGGGCAGCTTGATCTGATTATCGGCGACGGCAGCCTGATGACAGACTATCAGGTCACGAAGTCAATCGACAGCGACACATACAATCAGATCAAGCTGTATAAAGACAATAACCAGACCGGCAATCGGGAATTGTACGTGGCTAAGGATAGTGTAAACATTAAGCGCTGGGGGCTGCTACAGCACTATCAAAGCGTGAAAGAGGATATGAACGAGGCGCAGATAGAGGAGCTACTGCTCAACTTGGCCAAGATCAAAAATCGCGAAACAAAGTCGCTGAAGATAAGCGCTATAGGTGACGTCCGGGTACGGGCTGGCATGCGAGTCCGAATCGTTATAGCCGAATACGAGGTTGATCAGGCGCTGCTGGTGGATGAATGCACGCATAGCTTTGACGGTGCCGATCACATGATGTCACTGGATTTAAGGGTGGTGTAGAAGAGATGGCAGGCTTATTGAGCACGATCAAACAGGCATCTACGGCCGCTATGGCAGCGAGCAACCCTGCCGCAGTTCTGTTTGGTAGCGTAACAGGAGAAGCACCGTTGCAGATACAGGTCGATCAGCGATTCACTCTTCCTGCGGAGTTCCTAATCGTGCCGGAAACTTTGATGCACTACGAGGTTCAACTGCGGCATACTCACCGGTATGTGGACGACAGTACGAGCGGATCATCAACGAAGACAACCGAGTCGGCGCTGCCAGAGGAGCCGCTCGTCATTCGTCGCGGGCTTGAAATCGGAGACAAGGTGTTGCTGCTGCGCGTGCAGGGCGGTCAACAATATGTGATTTTGGATAGGGTGGTGAGCGCGAATGATCCCGGAGTTTGATCCCGCTTTACTGGACGAGCCGTTGGATAGCGGGCCACGACCATCTTTAACCTGGCGACTGGATTTTGATAAAGGGAAAGTTGTCGGGAAAACGGATGGACTGGAAGCGATAAAGCAGGCTGTTTACAAGGTTTTTCAGACGAATCGATTCTGGCATGACATCTACAGTCCGAATTATGGCCATGAGCTGACGTTACTACTCGGCAGCAGTCCTTTGTTTGTCCGATCCGAGGCTGTTCGGATGATTGAGGAGGCGCTCTTGCCGGATAATCGAATAGACTCGGTTGAAAATGTGGAGGCCTTAGTCGATAGCGATCAGATTTTGATCCGGTTTACTGTGGCGACGATGTACGGCAGTTTTGAGCAGGAGGTGAGCTTAAATGCATGAGCATATGACCTTTGATTTTATTTTGCAGCGGATGCTCTCCCGAGTTTCGGATACCCTCGATAAGCGTGAGGGCAGCGTGATTTACGATGCTTGCGCACCGGCAGCGGCCGAGTTGGCGCAAATGTATATCGAGCTGGATGTTAACTACAATCTCTCATTCGTAGATACGGCCAGCGGGGAATATTTGAGTCGCAAGACGGCCGAATTCGGAGTTAGCCGAGCCATGGCAACGCCCGCCGAAAGGAAGGGAATGTTTTATAATTCGAGCAATGCGCTTATGGACGTTCCTCTTACTGGTCGGTATTCCATCGGGAATCTAACCTATGTGATCGAGGGACGTCTCGGCGTCGGTGTTTATAAAATGGTCTGCGAAACGCTGGGGGCCGTCGGTAACGAACAGTTTGGCGCACTTTTGCCTATTGATTACGTACCCGGCCTGACCCGTGCAGTGTTGGCTGAGGTATTGGTGCCAGGCGAGGACGAGGAAGCGGACGATGCGCTACGGAAACGGTTTTACGCTGCCGTTAACGAACCGGCTTTTGGCGGCAACGTCGCGGATTACAAGCAGCGGATCAACGCTATTCCGGGCGTCGGCGCGACCAAGGTTTACCCCGTCTGGCAGGGAGGAGGCACCGTCAAATGTGCTATCATCGCGGCAGACTGGACGCCTCCGTCGTCGACGTTGATCGACGAGGTGCAGTCGATCATGGATCCGATAGTTAATGGCGGACAAGGTTTTGGGCAGGCCCCGATTGGACATGAGGTGACGATTTCGGGTGTAACCGATGTATTGGTCAACGTGGAGACGACATTGACGCTGGCCAGCGGCGTGACGCCTGCTCAGGTGCAAGCAGACATACAGGCAATGATTGAAGCTTATCTGCTTGCATTGCGGCAGAATTGGTCTAACGAGCAGCAACTCATCGTCCGAACGGCACAGATAGACGCGCGCATGCTCACTGTGCAGGGAGTGGAGGATGTGACCGACACCAAAATTAACAGCGCTGCTTCGAATCTAATGTTTGCGGCGGACGAAATCCCAGTGCTGGGGGCGGTGGTAATCCATGAGTAAGCCGATTCAAGAGTATTGGCCAACATTCTATTCGGACATCGAAGATTTTGTGGAGTTGGCCAAAGCGGAAGATAAGGAGCTGCAGCTTGCCGCCGGCTCGGTCGACCAGTTATTCAGCAATCAATTTGTCTTGACCTCCGGGATAGAGGCGGTCAAACGACGGGAAAGTATGCTGGGCATCCAGGCCGATCCGTCCGTTGAATCGCTCGACTTTCGCCGTCGCCGCATCGTTAACCGTTATTCGACCAAGCCGCCGTTTACGCTGCGATATTTGCAGCAAAGGTTGGATCGGCTCATTGGGCCGGGGTTGACAATCGTTTCTGTGGACCTAGAGCAGTTTATTATGTACGTAACGACGAACATCCAGAATGCGAATATCTTCCGTGAAGTACAGTACACGATCCAGACAATTAAACCAGCGAACTTAATCTATCAGCAGGAGACATCAACCGCCGCGACGATCGGGTTGGAGGCGCATATCTCCTTGCAGAAAATTTCGTGGAATTACAAGTTGGGATGGTGGCAGCTCGGAGCGGGGGCGTTCGCTACGATGGGACCTGAGGAGGTTGTCGTATGATCGACACACAGTTTCTGCATGACGTTGCAGAGTATGTGAATACTCGAATCGCGAAGGTCGTGCTTAATGGAAACTATGAAATCAATTCGTTTACCGCAAGAGTGGTTGAAGATGGAATGGTTGCCCTTAACTATATTGTACCGGTAGCTGATGTATCTCTTATCACGTTGATCGAGTTGAAGGATTCGGTTAATAGGCTGGTTACTACGGACGTCGTGAATGTTCCGATTACATCTGATACAAAGATGCTACAAACAGTTGAGGCTAAGGAGGTTATAGCCTAATGGCAAAAACAAATTGGCAGATGAATGAAGTCGTGCAACCTGCAGATTTGAATCAGATTGGGCAAGAGATTAACGGCTTGGTTGGAGACGTTGGCAACATGTCCACCGTTCCTACCACGGCCAAGACGGCAGCCGGAGCGATCGCGGAGCTTTTTACAAATGTCAGTGACGGTAAAACCGTAGTCGCCGCCGCGATCACTGACAAAGGTGTACCAACGGTGGCAAGCGATACATTTGCAGTGATGGCCGATCACATCGGGGCGATTCCGGTCGGTCCTGATACGAGCGATGCGACGGCGACAGTTGTCGATATTCTTACTTCAAAGACGGCTTATGGAGCGACGGGGACAAGGTTGACGGGAACAATGCCAAATCGTGGGGGGATGAGCCTTACGCCAAGAATGGAGGACGTGGAAATTCCAGTGGGGTACCATGACGGCACGGGTAAGGTAATTGGTGATCCCGATTTGATACCATCCAACGTCAAGGCGGGGGTCAATATCTTTGGAGTGAATGGAAAAGCGGAAGTCATTGACACTACAGAGATAACTGGTTCTGCGGCAATGCCAGCGCATATACTTACAGGACGCGCAGGCTTTGTCAATGGTGCAAGGGTTGCGGGTAATATGGCTAATCAAGGTGCTATGAACACAACTGCAACCTTACAAAACCAACAAGTTGCTATTCCTGCAGGCTATCATAATGGTAGTGGTAAAGTTACTGTAAGTATTTCGAATTTAACTGCAACTAATATTGCAAATGGTGTGAATGTTGGCGGTATAGTTGGGACTGGGCCGGCGTACAGTGTGGGTGGAAAGATACCAATAAACAAAGTCGGCGGGTTCTCAGCCACTACCAAGCAAGTACTGAATCTGAGCTCGGACTTAATATATTATCAAAGAACTGCTGCAATACCTGGTTTTTTGCTTTGCAGTAGTGCTGTCACAAACACAAACATCCTAAATAAAATAAATATAACTACAGGAACTGTTATAGGCACATGTACGCTACCGGGCACAATTACTTATGTTACAACAGATCCAGTGTGTGAAAATGCGTATATTCTTTGTGGTGTTATTGCAAAAGTACGCATATCTGATATGACCCTGATGTGGTCAGTATCGCATGGTGGTAGCTCCTTTCCGGACTCTGTTATTTTAGGTGTTGATGGTAATATTTATCCAGTTTGGCAAGGTGGGGGTTCGAATTCTTCGTATCGGATAGAACGGTATAACAATTCAAATGGAGCTGCTACTTATATAACAAGTCGTAGTTACGACGATGGTCTACCCATAGCTTCCAATGCAGATCAAGCAGGAAATGTATATGTTACTGAAGGGAACGGGAGAATTACTAAATATAATTCAAGCGGTACACAGATAGCACAAACATATATCGCTGGTTCTAGGATATATTCGATTGTATACGTCGATACAAACTCTCTCTATATTTATCAGCGAAGGAATGGTTCTGGCACTCAATATTATTTTATGAGCATATATTCATCTTCTTCGCTTTCTTTGATTCATGAACTGCAACAGCCAAATACTGGTTTTGAAATGCATGATCAATTAAAAGACTCATTAACCATAAGCCGATATGGGTCGGGGGCTGGTTCGGTTCTTGTTAATGTATTCAGTAGTACATCATTTAATTTCTACCCCTTCTACTTGAATACTTCTATAAGTTCCTTTATTAATTACAACAGTTCAATACAACGTGGTTCCAACGGCATGATAGTTATTATACCGTATATTGCTGGCTCTGGAGCGACAGTCCCTGTGTACTTTGTACAACCAGAGATTCAACTCTACTAACGGAAGGGACAAAAGTAATTAACAGTCGCGCACTAGTCTCTTCTGCTTGATCATACAAAACTGGTAGTTACTTAATAAATGTAATGCATATTGGGGATCGGGATGGAATTACGTTGGATAGAATGATTTTTAGGAATACATCCACCAACGGAATAGGGAGGATTAGCTTGTTACACTTGGCGTCAACCGTAGATATCTCGTAAGATGGAGAACTGTGGGCTTGGGGAAAAAATAATGCCGGAGAACTAGGAGACGCGAGCTTTAAGGACAGCTTGACTCCGATTCTCGTTAAGAAACTGCAATGAGGGGAAGACCCTGTCTTACCGCTGCTTAGCCCTAATTCAGAGGCTGTTCCATAAGCTGAGTTATTGGATAGATGATCGATAGACAAAGAAGGGGGATGTATCTCCTGTAGACGCCTCATACGCTCCTGAAATTACCCTATTACGGGTTTACCCATTCAGATTTCAGAAGCGTATAGCATCGGAAGGAGATACATACCCCTTTTGACTTGTTCGTCGATTATCTTTTAGAGCAACTGGTTTGGCTTGTGTGACAGCCTCTTTCGGCTCCTAATAGACAACCTACCGCTCAGACAAACCGAGCATAAGTGGTCATGTCGACGAGCGAGCCGGCGTAAGAATACTTGATTTTGTATGTCCCTTGCGTAAACGAAGTATTAAACGTAATCGAGTAGTTCACGACACTAGGATTGCTGTAAATATTCGAGCGCGAGCTGGTTACATATTCTTCTACGCCGTTCACGATGCGGTATACGTCCGCGAAGATGACTCCGGCTGGCGGGCTGTTGCTGAAATACGCAGTCCCGGTAATCAGAATATCCCCTTGCCCTGTAACGGTATCCGTGTGATTCAACGGGGTGCTGGCGCTTGAGGCGGTCGAGAAAGCAAAGAGCATCACGACGGACAGCATTAGTACCGTTAACTTGCTCATTTTCACGAATATCCATCCTTTCAATTTGGGAATTGGCAGAAGGAGTTTCAGGAGCAGAATGCTGGCCAGCGTTCTTCGGGAACTGCAACCCTTCTGCTACCAGTATGACACCATTTGTAATTTCATGTAAATGATGATAAAGTACGGTACATAATTCGACACTTAAGACCGTGGGCCTAATGCCTAATCGACGATTTTCTACCCGTGAGGTCGAATCGCAAGCGAAAAATCCGCACATCGCTCCAGACTTTCGAATGGGTAATTCCCCCTAAAAGGCGTCATTCCGTGAAGACAAAAATGTCTAAATCCTGAACACGACTTAATTTGTGATTTTAATCACAAACTCAATAAGCAACCGGATGTACAATAAAGCCATGAAAGACAAACACAAAGCCAGCGAGGAAGGTGATCCCGATGTCTCCCCAACGATCTCGAACATCGGCGAACAAGCAGCAGCTAACGGACGCATAATCGCTTCAGTTCAAATAAACCTTTACCCAATTGAGGAGTGAGTGACATGATGAAGCTTTGGAGAGAAAACCGCATTGCGGCTATCATCGTAACGATCGTCAGATTCGTAGTCGGATATGCTTGGTTAACGGCAGGCTGGCATAAAATTACCGGAGCAACGCCGTTTAACGCAGGGGGTTTCCTGAACAACGCCGTGAACAACCCGATCGTCGATAAGGCGACAGGGGAGGCGGTCTACCCGACTTACCTAGCATTCCTTGAACATTTTGCCCTGCC